CGTTGACGCTGTTCCAGGCGAAGCGTGCCCACTTATAGCTGCCGTTGGCTGAGCCAACAACCTGCGACGGGATGTAGTTGATTACCGTAGCAGTGGCGGTCAGGCCATTGCTCGCAACAGCGGTAATGCGGACAATGCCGAATCCACTATGGAGGTATTCCCACTGGATCCCGGTGTCATCATCTCCAGTGCCGCCCCACCCGTCCCATGACATGCCTTCTGTATGCGATGGGCGCAGGGTACCCGTTTTGCCTTCGGTATTCGCACGGTAGTAGTTGCTGTCGGCCCGGCGAACATCGTCGATCACTGTGGCCTTATTGGTTTCCCAGACTGGCACTGAATCCACCACTGGCTGCTCGAGGTAGAACAGCTTCCCCACCTGCTCAGCGCCAAAGATGGCAGAGCTGGCAGTCAGCGTAATGGTTCCGGTGCTGGCGCTGGCGTATACCTTGATCGCCTCATTGATGTTGATATCTTCAAACGGCCCGTTTTTCGTCTCGACATCCACAATCTGCCAGTTGTCATGCGCATAACGGCGTAGCTCTTTTGGTGGGTAAGCCGGGTGAACCAGCGTCAGAACGTCGGCGCTTTGGGTGAACTTGATGCGAAACAGATCGGCATCGGCATACGGCATCGCCAGCTCGTAAATCGCATTGCTGCTGTCCAGAACATACGCACCATCTTTGATGACGCGCATGTAGTTGTGGCCGAACTCCAGCGCATACGTCTGTATCGTGGAGAACTGGAACGGGATCAGCCTGCACTTGCGGTCAGCATATTTGGCCTCGCCAATAAAGCGTGTGCCCGGGCGGTTCTCTACCCCGCCATACTGCCGGACGATAAAGTTATCGCACTTGCGCAGCGCCACCTGATACTTCGACATGTCGATGCGTCCGTAAAGTGACGGGCCGATCTCTCCGCCGGCAAAGCTCGGCTGTATCCAACTGAACGCCATTATGACAACCTCGCTGAAGTAAATTCATCCATTGGCGGCTGCTGCTCCTGCGACTCATTCAGGCTGTGCGACCCCGCGCTGAGGATCACGCGGTTGTACATCGACAGGGCGTTATTGCCGAGATCGGCACTGCCGGTCAGCGGCATGTTGATGGCGGCTGCCAGACGCCAGGAAAGCGCCTCGATAAAGATGGCGTCGAACATGTTCACGTCAGTGACGCGCCCGACATACTTCAGCCATGCCTCAGGCTGATCCGTGTAAATCAGCTTTCCTGTACCGGCCGCGTCGGCACCAGTCACGTATGGCACGCGCATGGCCGCGGTTGGGGTGCGGATACCGGGCAGCATGATTTCCGTGATGCGCATGCAGTCAGTCGGGTACTGATACGCGTACTGCCAGTCCGGCGGCGGGTTGTTGGTGTCGGCCAGCGCCACGCGTTTGGTGGCAAAGTTCCAGTCGAAGTCTGCCAGCGCGGCATCGCGGCAGGCGTCGAAATGCAGAGAGCACTGCCCGGCTTCCTTGCTGGCTTCATCCAGGCTGTTAATGTTGCGGCTGTTGCCGATATTGCTCAGCGCGCGGTTGCAGATCTCGATGACGGAAGCCATTACTCACCGCCGTTTCCGTAGAGGGTTTCAGCTGCGCTTTTCTGTGGTTCGCTGGAGTCAGGAGCCACAGCCATGTCGGTGATCTGCAACTCAGCCCGGCGGTAGGTGCCGTCGTCGTCCTGGCGCTCGGAGGTGGATTTGACGATCGCCTTCGCGGTGATCATCACAACCGAGCCAACGGCAGGCGTACTGATGCCGAGCTTAGAGATGGTTTCGTTATCCAGACTGATGCAAAGCCCCCATGGATAATCATCTCGGGTGTGCGTCTCGCCCTTCTCATCCTGAAAGCTGTCGGTACCGGTTTTGAGGTTTACCAGATCCATAACGGACTCCTGCAATAAAGGGGCCGAAGCCCCTTGTTTGTTTAGCGAGGCTTACACGCCCAGTTTTGCGCGCTCTTCAGCAATACGTTCTTTGATCGTTTCAATCGACATGTTGCCTGGCTTCTTGTTGAAAAGTTCTTCGTACTGCTGGCGCAGAGACGCCTCATCTTCACTGAAGGTGTTAGCATCATTGCCGCCCTCATCAGTGACGACGGAAGCAACAGGAGCAGGACCATTATCAGAAACTACTTTCCCGTGCTTCTGCTCTGCCTTCTTCTTCGCTGCCTTCGCTGCGTCGTTGATTGGCTCCAGCGCCGTGCCTGGCTCACCGTCATATTCAACTTCAGAGCCTTCCGGCCAGAGGTTGTTGTGAATATGGGATAAGCGCAGGACGCGGTATCGTGCTTTTTCACCTGACATCGCTATCCCCTTAGCCGGTCACTTTGGAACGAATCGGGTAATAAGGCGTGTTGTTGTCAACATCCAGATTAATGCCCGAGGTGAATGCGCCAGCAGTCAGCGGGCCGGTGCCAACCGAATAGTTGACGCGCAGATAGCGCTGAACTCCCGCCGGGACCTTCGTTGAGAACAGGCGCTTGCCAACGGTAAGTGCCGACAATGCCAGCGCGCCGCTGTCATAAATCGTGGTCCAGGTGGAGTTATCCGGGCTGGTCTGCAACTGAACGTTCAGGGTTGCCGCACCTGCTGCCGTAGCAGTGGTGTCAACAGTGGCCCAGAACTCCAGCGGGTAGCCCACACCAATATCGCGGCGCGTGCCGTCAATCGGCCCCAGGTCAATCACATCCGTTGAAGCAGCAGTAGCTGTAACCGCCTGCTTCTCGGAGAACATCAACAGCTTGTCGAGGATCATCTTTGTCTCTCCAGTTAGCCGCCCGTCGCCGGGCAGCTGGTTTTAGTCAGGCGTTAAACAACGCGCGCTTCGGTTTCGAGAAGAGCGTCGGTTTCGCGGATTGGAACGCCGCGGAAGCTGGTCCACCATTCTCCTTCGGTCTCTTTCACGGAGATTGCCAGGGATGATTTATCCATAGCCTGCGTATCGAGGGCCTGAGCAACGCTACGGTTCATGTAGAACACCGGTTTGCCCATTCCACGGTTAGGGATGCGATGTAGCGCTTTTACCATCAGTTTCGCGATATTAGCTGCGGTCTGAGGATCGGACAGGTTGCTCACGTCGATGTTCGCGATGCGAACGACGTAACGCCAGTCGCGTAGGGTCAGACCAGCATCCCATTTGTAGTGGGTGCGATAGCCTTCATAAGGGTTACCGCTGGAATCCAGCAGCGTCTGCTGACCTTTATTTTCCATCTGCAGGCCTGCTTTCTGGCCTTTAGGGAAAATGCCATGCACGGTATTTTCACCCCACACGACCAGCCAGATTGAGGTGTTATCTGTACCGGTACCGCCAGCGTCAATAATGTTCTGTCCATTGCCTGCGGACAGCAGAGAATAACGGGAAGACAGCCCCATGAACTGCTGCGGGTTAACGGCGGTGTCCCCGTAGAAAAGCGTCTGAGCCATGCGCTGGTTCATACCTTCAAGGAACGCCCGATCTTCCGAAAGGCGGAATTCATTGGTGTTGCCATTAAGGTCAGCGAGAGTTTTATCGATCTCAGCGTAGGTTTCCAGCATCCCCATGGTGTCAGTGATCTGCACCGTAGTAGATTTACCCTTTGGAACACCTGAGTTGATCATACGCCAGTATGCGTCGGGCAAACCTGTGCGGATGGTCGTGCGGTGACCGGTCGGTGAATTACTTTCCATGAACGGCATATCGTCCAGGATTGGGTTCGTCTGGCTGAGAAGTTCGGTAATCTTATCGACCTTCCCATTCGGATCGATGCGCTTACCCCAGTCAGCCAGCGTCAGCGCAGTTAAGCCTTTAACAGCCATGGTTTATTTCCTCTTAATTGCCATAGAGCACGTCGGCAGCGGAGCGCTGACCGGTTTCTTTCCCGGAAACCATGCCGTCTTCTGACATGGTCTTACCGATTTTCACGAACGTTTTCACCAGATCGGGGTGGTTACCCAGCCCGGTGGTGTTCAGGTATTCTTTCAGTTCAGGCGTGCCGAACTGGTCCAGCGCACGCTGAGCAGCACTCAGGTTGCCAGTGAGCTTGTCGCCGCCGATCTCTTTATCCGCTTTCACATCAGCGGCCCACTGCTCGGTTGTTGCCTGCCAGGCATCAGCCTGACGCTGCTGAACACCGGCCAGAATTTTCGGATACGCGTCGACCAGTTTCTGCGCCTGCTCATTGGTCAGGTTCAGTTCGCGGGCCACCGGCTCGAAGTCCTTCAGAGCTTCCGTATCCAGCTCAACGCCTTCAGCGGGCTTAAACTCATACGCCTCAGGTGCTCCTTCCGGCTTTTTGTCTTTGCCATCGTCAGGCTTATCGCCTTCTGCTGGTTTTTCTTCCTGCGGTTTATCGCCTTCGGCGCCAGGCTGAGGCTGCTCACCTTCCTGTTTTGCAGGTTCGCCAGCAGGTGCTGATGGTTCGCCAGTGCCAGGCTGTGGCGCGGCTGGTTCAGATGGTGCTGGCGCAGCGCCACCGTCAGCAGGCTGCTCGTTGCAAAGGCGGCGATGCAGCAAACGGTCAAATAAATTCATGGTTACTCCTGTTCACTGGCCTCTGCGGCCATCTTCAGATACTGATCAGGGCAGTGCGCCATGACGCGCTGAAACAGTGCCAACGCCAGATTGCGCTGCCCTTCGTTGAATGCAGTGATGTGCGGCTCTACGTTGAAGCAGGTACCGAACACCTGACCTTTCTCCAGCACTGACCAGACAACGCGGCGGCCCTGCACGCTATCCATAACGAATTTGATATCGTCGATTTCGCGCTGAGCCAGAAGCTCCTGGTTTGCTGCCCGCTCTGCTTTCAGGTTGTCGTCGTCAAAGTCGGTCATTGCTGCGGCGCTCCTGATGCGTTAGCGATAGCGGTCAGGAGGCTCGGATCAGTGGTCTGCGTCTCGCTGAGCGTCTTGGCACCCTGCGCCGCAGTCATCGCCATAGCAGCAGCCTGCTGCGCCTGAGCCTGTTTGGCGCGTTCTTCGCGGATGCCCTGCACCTGCTCCTGAGGAACGATGACGGTCGGCGACACGCCGGACATTTCGGCGAATGCGTCGATGGCCTGATCCACGTCGAGTTTGTCCAGCGCCTCCGGCTTGGCCTGCGCCAGTTGACCGATGAAACCGACAGTCTGGGAAAGGCTGGTGAGACCGATAGACTTCTGGGCCTGTGCCATCACGGAGATGTACTCGATGCGCAGCGGCATACCCTGGAGAACGTCCGGCGGCGGCGGCAGCATGTTCTTGCGCACCATGATGGAGAACGTGCGGTCGATCAGCGGGTTCAGGCATTCGTCGTTCAGGCGCTCCAGCACCGGACCCAGCATCAGGAGTTTTTCCTCCTTCATCTCGATCACCGCTTC